GTGGAGCCTTTCAATTGTACTTGTGTTTGCACCAATCCCATTATTTATTTGTCTTCCTCTCTATGAGCTGAATTATGGCTTGTGTTTCTGTTGACTTCGTCTTCTTCCTGATTCACTTTGATTGTGCGATCCCTCATTCCAACTTCCAATTTTGTTTCAGAGCTGTATTCATCGCCACCAAAACGGCTTTCGGCTACTTCACCCGGCATAACTACACTATTAACAATGTATATCTCATCCTGTTTAGCGACATTCAAACGGCGTTCACTTTCCTCCACTTCGGACATCTGCCATAATGGATTATAAACCACTTCCCAATTTGGTATTTCTTTAAGCCCTGACCCTTTAGAAAGGAATGAATATGCTATGATCCGATTCCATACGGGTGTCAACTTCTCATCTTGAACGGATGACATATTATCGTACCATAAACGAATATCAGATTCCCCGGTTGCATTCAATCCCTTGGGTGACGTTCCCATAAGCACAGTAACGGGGATGCCTGTTGTGGCACTTAACGCAGTGGAAAAACTGGCAAGTAGTTTATCCATTCCCGCAATGGAGGTGGTTTCTTTTGAGTATTTTTCCTCTTTGTCAAGTAGCATGGTGTTAAGCGAATGACGGCTCATGTCCAGCAATTGCAGACGTTTTTGGACAAGACCTTCTTGCCCGGCTCGCATCATATCCGCAAGGCCATCAATGTTAAGAACAGAGGTGACAAAATCTTTCAAAATTATTTCTGCATCGCTATGAACAGAGCTTATGGCCCGAATACGTTCATAGGGTGCTAGTAATTCACTATCGTTCCAATAACTATTTTCTTGAAATGTTTTTAACTCAGTGGCCGCGCCGTCAATTCGCACAACCCTTGTCCAATGCACTTTAAATTGGGTGCCTTGTAATGGTGTTACTATATATAGGATCGGAAGACCAAAACGAGGTGAAAGTATGTCTGTATCTCTGTGACTAGAACCATCTATACGCCATCGGCTATATACCTGAATGTCCTTGATGCCTTGCAACGTAGGAAGGTTGACGGGTTCTTGCCAATCCATGCGGTCTTCTAAATTCAATACACCAACGGCCCCGCCGTGTAATCTAGCCCACCGCAATATCTCTTTTACTTTACGTTCTGCGTTGAATGTTTCTAAATACTTGAGCACCGCACCATCTGTGTCACCCTTGACATGAAATCCTTTTCGGGTCATTTCATTTGTAGGTAGGTCAACAATTCTGCGAGCGAAACCGTCACCCCTGTACATATTGGTCAAATCATTCTCACGTAATATCATGGGCCTAATGGGGACGGTGCTCATTGTGCTGTCCCTCTGCTTATTCCCGCGACCAGTTAACAGATTGATCCAGCCATCGAGATGCAAAGCCTCTTTACCTTTTTTTAAGGAGTCCATCACGCTATTAAATTCCATAAGCTACCTTTTTTAAAATGTTACTAAATTTTCAAGATTATATGTTTGTGTTCCAAATTTTGTGTGTAGTACATAGCGCCCTTGGTCTTGGCAATGATCTGATTGCTTAATTGGTTTATCTTCACCCCTGCGTTGTGCGCGCTCATCCCAAACATACGCGCCGAATTCTTTAATATAATTTTTACAAACACGGTTTATTCCAAAATCTCCTTTTTTCAGCATCCGGGCCACTGTGCGGATTCCATCAATCACACTGTTGTCTACTTCCTTAATTCCCACAACACCGCGCCGTCTTAATTCAACAATGAAGGATGCCGCGCTTGGATCAATGAACACCTCACGCGGCCTTTTTTTACCTTCAATGAATATCATGAAATCGTCAGCATATTCGCTATCTGTTTTTTGTCGGCCTGTAACCTTGGATGAGTAGTAGTATTCTTCTTCCGCCCATATCATAGGCTTGGTCTTTGGATTGTTCCCAAATCTACAGAATACACACGGGTTCTTTGTTCCATAATCCACACCAACAGAATAATACTCTGGTATCGGGTTTTCATCTATCACATACGGTTTCTTTTCTTCAAAAAAATCATATATGGCACCCTCTGCCAGCACCCAAAGACCTTGAATGAATCTCTTGTACCATAGCCCTGTATACTCAGCCTTTAACGAATTGACATACTTTTGGTCTAATGATTCATTGTCCGATAATACAAATTTGAATACTTGCAAATCCAATTGATCTTGTCGGTCCAACACATCCGTTTTAAGCCAATGATACGGACTGTCCGGGTTGGTTGATCCAAACAACTGTGCGCCCTTAACAGATAAACGCGAAAGTAGCATGTTCCAAAACGATTGAGGCCACAAGGTCAATTCATCACCATAAGCACCGGAAAACGTACCACCTCTGATCTTGCCTTCTGCTCGCTCATCATTGGCACCCACAACGTATATAAGCCTATCCCATAGATTTATTTCACCTTTACCAGAATAGTATTGCATCTTATTACCTAGAAGCATTTGCATAGGACCAATGATATTTCTTTTCAATGAACGATCCGTTTTACCCACGAGGATTAATTCACCGGGTGGCGCTTCCGCAATATATTTGATCCAACGTATAACGGAGGCGTGTGTCTTGCCGGATCGAACGGCCCCTTCCCATATATTCAACCTGCAATTTGATTCACGTACACTGCTTCTTTGTGCGTTAAATAGTTTCATTTTTCACGCTCTTTAAAAAATGTATCGGTTTGATCGGTGGACATAACGCAGGTTTTATTTACGATAAGGACGTTACCCGTGATACTGGCTACAAAATGTACGGCGAGTAGATCCGGGGCCAAATACTCAAGAAGAAAGTCAATTGGCTCGTTTTCCATTTTAAGTGCTGCAAACGCAAAAAGGTTCAGTGTTTATGCATACCTCACAAAATTCTGGCTTGGGCTTTAAACCATTATCATTGCAATCGACACACATAACCCAAACGAGTTTCCCTGTAGTTTTCCAAACATGCCAACCACTACCATCACCACAGTTGTCACAGTTCGTCGCTTTAGTCCTTGTCATCTGTTTTCTTTGATTTGTAGTAGTGCATAAACACCATAATCAATAATGCATCAAAACGATCTGATATAGGACGGCCTTCTACAACTAAAAAACATGCCGTGACAACAACCATCATGGACATGGCATTCATGAAATGATTGTCTTTTCCAAAATGCGTGACCAACCATTTTAAAAAATCAAGCATTGATTTCCCCTTTCTCAATTTTTCTCAATTTTTCTCAATTTAATCCTTTGCCAATTCATTGATGAATTTCAAAATCTCCCCTTTGTCCTTATCATTGGAGCTATGGTTATCCGGTCCCCATTCCTCGGGCCTACGATTAGCGAGCCAATTCATCTGTGCTTTGTCACTTGGTTTGATATGGTACGAACGATTATAGGTTGTTGAACTGGTCAACTTACCTTTCTCATCCATAGTTTTACTTGATTCCTGCACTTCCCTTGTATAACCCGTAGCAGTTTTTCGCATTGCCGCCATTACTGTGTAGTCCGAGCGTTCCCGGGCCATTTTTACTGCCAATTTAAATTCTTCGTTTTTATACCATGCCATAGTAACGGTTATCGGAGGAATGCCCAAGAGGTCCGCGGCTTGTGTATCGGAGCAACCATTTTCAACGTATTCCAAGAACGCCTGTTGCCTTTCCGGGGTTAAGTCTATGTAAGGGGGTATCTTTTTATTTTTGAGGCCGTGGCGTGTCTCTTTGACCACTAGCCCCTGACAATAAGTATGTATTTGCAGGTAGTTGGCACGTATCCTCGGTAACTTAACATTTAATGCCTTTGCAATGTGCGCATCGGATTTACCCTCCATCCACATGATATAATATTGATCAAGCTGTTGTGGTTTCAAACGAGGGTACGTACAAGCCATGATAGTAATATAACTAAAACTGGCAAAATGTCATAATCCAATAATAAATCACAAAGGCAAGAGCAAGCGATTTGGTTCAATAGCCAGTTGATTTAACACCCAATTTATCTCCCTATAGGCGGTGAGGCAATTTTTGCCGGGGGAATATGTAACTTGTTACTCCACTTTAAATAACCGTCTATTTGACATATAGAGATATTATTATGTATAATAATATACGCTAACTACGGGTACATAAAATGTTCGTTAGTTACACACTGTGTATATGTCCCCTATATAAGGGATTTACCGTGTTCTCTTAATGTCAGGATGAGGGAACAACCTATAACAAGGACAGTATGAATGACTTACAAACCACCACAAGAGCCAACGGCCAAAAATGATCCTTCAAAAACAAGGTTTATTCTAAATTGTAAAGCGCTTAAACTAAAAAGAGGCCAAATATTATTAACCGTTTAACTATCATTTTCAAGAAAAATAAGCCATCCCGAAATTATTGGCATGTTATTAATTTTATTGGGTTTTTGAGATGATTTTAATTTTTAGACCAGAAAGGGATAGCTGTTAAATAGCTTAAGTTACACAAAAAACACACAAAAGTAACGCTTTGTCAAGTAAACCTTGCACATTTGGTTGTGCATTAAAAAAGGAGTGATAAAAATGCTGGAACCGATCAATAAATCACCAAATCCAAAGTATGTGAAGCCATTGTATAATGTGGAAAATTGTATTTCCTTTGATGTGATTTCCGCAGTTCGTATCTATTGTTATAATAACAAGCAAGAATTTTACAATCGCCATGTTGACAAACAAGAAATGAAATACAGCACGTTTGTGAAAGCAATGACCCACAATGAGGTATATAAGAGTACCTGCACCTATTTAATGGAGCTATTCGAGCAATTGGGTATTATAGAATCCTCCGAACAGGACGGAACTCTAATACCTGTTTACAGAAAAATCTGTATGGATTTCATAGAAGCTTTCCGGGAGTATTCAAAGAATGAAAGTCACCCCAATTTTAACCGGGTTAAACATCTGTGCAATAAATACGGTCCACTGGTAATGGACAACGAAGGGGTGGCCCATGACCCCGAATAACGCACCATTTAAAGCCGGAGACTTCCCTACTACACCGTTTCGCCTACCAAGGGCAACCCGTGACAAGTATAATCAATGCAAAGATTTGAAACGCTTCTACCACCGCTATATTGAACCAGAGTTTATACGTCACCCCGTTTTCATAGCTGCACTGCGTGGCTCGGTAATTGTCACCAAATCACAAATAAAATACTTGGAGTGGATTTCCCGTAATTTGAACAGCAGTGTTAAAAAACAAAAATACAACTGGTATAGTACATTAAGTCCCGGATCGCTAGCACTCCTTGACATATACACCTACCGTAAAAAGAAAAAGTTTTACAGATTGTATCTATCAAACCCGCGTTACTTTTTAAGCTTTGACCGCTTCCTAGCAGTATTTGACCGCAGAAATGTGTTAGACAGAACACAGTATAATGTAATGGTGAAGATTATGACGGACCTTTTAAATTACCCGGTGTAAAAATGTCAAGGTAAGAAAATGTAAGAAAAGGTAATTCCAATATGAAAAAAGATAATAAAGTACTTGACATACAAGTATTTAATCGTTAGATTGTTAATAACAGAAAGAAGAAAGGTGGTAAAAATGAACTCTGTTATTCGTTATAAAACTGATTTTGGGATATTTTTTGTCCCCGCCAAGTACAAAAACGTCACATCCTTTACAGTTACAACAAATAATGCGTTGCCAGTATTGTCTTTTCATTATACACTGCTGGATGAAAATAGGAAGGCTCTGGTTGTAAATGGTGAGGAAATAGTCATTAAGGTACAAATAGAATTTGGCCTTTACCTCCCTAAACGCGGTAAATATTACCGTTACTTTGTAGGCACTCATATGGAGTCCGGGTTAAACCAGAATAACAGGAATTTAAAATACTTAAACTATTGTGATGAAAAAAAATTCAGAACAGATTGATAATATTCGTGACGATATTTTGAAAAGGTATGTGGCAGATGTAAGGATTTTGACAAAGACGTTTAGAAACATTTGTTACACTTTTAATAACTCAATGGTCAAAAGGCTATCAAGTAGCTTTGTATATTATATGCATTAATATTTGTAAAACTAGAAAGAAGAAAGGCGGTAAACGATGCACAAGTTAGTAAAAGCAGAAATTGATAACCTTCAAGAGCGGATCGAGCATGTCCGTTTATTTGACAAGCATTTCGATGTAGTAGACAAATTAAAAGAGTCTATTGAATCCGAAACCGATTTAATAATCCATCCACGTATAAGCATGGATTATCTTTATTTAGATGTTCATGGTTTAACGGATCAACACTCCATAACCCCTGTTATAAAATTTCTTACAAAGCAGGGGTACCATTTAAAATCAGATGCTTGGTCATACTCATCCGATAAAACATTAAATTGGACTATGGCCCCCTTTTACATTTCAGGCCATTTTACCGGAAGCGTTTGCAAATTTGTAAAGGTATCGGAAAAAACAGAAGACGTTTACGAATTGAGGTGCTCGTAATGGAAAAATCATTCGCAGTTTCAGTTGGCACCATTGTAAGATTAAAGAAAGATAGTTGGTGTGGTAACGAAATTGGTGCTGTTGCAATTTGTGTCGAAGTGTGGGGAAATAAAAATGATTTAGGTGCATCCTACATTTTTAAAAATGGGCGTTCCGATGGTTTTAAAAATACCTTGGCACCCCATATTCTTGAGGTTATCGGGCAAAGTGTTCTTGACCACATACGCAACTATCAGTTTACAAATTGGGATAAATTAAAAGAGGACTATATAGACGGAAAGTTCCATGATACTTTTGTAGTGTACGATTCGAAGCTTAGCAGGGGCAATACAGAAACTCCCGGTATGCCATACAACGATGCAGTGGCCACGATAACCGGGATTATTTCAAAGGGTAAAAGAGCAACAAAAATACGGCCACATGCACAAAATCCAGCGTTTGACCCTTCATTGGCGGAGGCGTTTATATCAATCATGGAAGAATTACAGCGATGTAAAACAGTAGACAGCTTGATAGAAAACCGCGCCATTGAAACGATCAGGCAGGTATTCAAATGAGTAGGGAAATATTGTTTAGGGGGAAACGTGTTGCTGTTAAGGAGTGGGTTTATGGTTATCTAGTTATTGATGACGAAGGCACACATTTTATTTATGCACGTCTTCCCACTAAGAAAAACGGTTGGGATTCACAGTTGGTATATGAGGTTATCCCCGAAACCGTAGGTCAATTCACCGGATTGAGGGACAGCAAAAAGAAAAAAGTTTTTTGTGAGGACACCTTATTATTAATAGATGGAAATGGTGAAAAAAGCATACAGAGTATTGACCAAGACCATTTAGGTTATTGCGTAGAAATTGAATTAGAGGATCGTTGTGATGTACCGTTGGGATTTGTCAAGCAGTACGAATACACTTTTGAAGTCATAGGCAATCTCCATGATGATCCAAACCTATAAAGGAAACAAAAATGATTGATACAGAAGTCACAGACATAACCCTCAAAACACAAGGCGAATTCCCTAAGCTCATGGTTGGGCACGGTTTAAAACGGGATGATGGCACATTTATAAAGGGTACCTGTATTGTTTACTTCAAAAAATGGGGTTGGGGTGTTTTTATGTACAGTACGGATAAACAGGTGGATATTCTTGATTTTTACGTCTCATTTTTGGATATGGCAAAGTTTGAAGATTTCAACGGAAGGATTACCTTTTCAAACAATAAATTAAATAACCCCTATCCGCATGAGGGATCAACACCCATGTTCTGTGAGCTAATAACGGTTGATGAATTCCTGACATATTATGAAAAGGAGCCACATATCACAAAATTGCGTACTGTAGCCCGGTTAAAGGAATTAAGTGGAAAGGGCGTGAATCATGTCGTTTTAAGTGAAATAACCGCCCTCAAACAAATATTGGAGAAAAATCAAAATGAATAAAGACTTCCCATTCCAGTTTGGAACCCTGAAAGACGGTAAATGGCAGGGGGACGGCGATAAGGTATGCTCATCTACATGGCTTGACCCGTCTTGGATTGTTGTATTACTTATTAATAGAATGTGGAAACAAGAATGTCTTTGCATAAATGATCATGGGGATTATATGCACATCGATTTTAAAAGACCGGATCATCACACATGGAAGCTCTGGTCTCCTCCTAAACTAGAATGGGACTTTACAAAAAAAATCATTTATGGGGAATATGACACATATATCAGTATGTTTGAGAAATCACGAGAGCCTAGATGGTGGATTAAATACATAAAAAACGAGAATACAGGTGGTCTCGTTTATGTTACAGTTATACTGAATGAGGATATCGCGTTAGATTACAGCCCCGTAGTAGATCAGGGGTGGGTATGACAAACAATAAAGCCGTGATTCATTTTTCAGTGCTTGATTCAAAAACAATTCCCGGCAAGAAAGCTATCGAGGTGAGCACTTCAAGCCAAGCCTTAGATGTTAAGCGAGTACATTTATCCAAAGACAATGTCGAACCCAAGGAAGCGTGGCCCCTGATCCGTGA